TTGCATGAAAAAGTAATGGTTAGATTGCAAGACTTTTTGGTACTTGAATAACCTGCTATATTATTTGGATAATAGTATTATACTATATATATTAGTTTTATAAACCGCAACAGTTATGACAAAAAAATTAGATTCAGCCGATTTAAATCAAATTCTAGATATTCAGAAAAACTATGATAGTTTAAGTCAAATAATATCGGCAAGAACAATTGACAAACACATTACCGAAAAACAATTATTAGAAATAGAAGCCGAACTATCTATTGCATTTCAAAAATTCGATAAATTGCAAGGTCAGGAACAAGAATTTATACAGACGCTTCAAGACAAATATGGTAATGGCAAAATAGATATCGAATCTGGTACCTTTACGGCAACAGAAGTATAAATATAATGTTTAGCAAAAAAGTTTTATATTTATTAATAAATTAATATTAGGAGTAATTAATGGCAGAAAGAATAGTAACGCCGGGAGTCTATACAAGAGAAAAAGACCAGTCGTTTTTACCACAAGCAATCCGTGCAATCGGAGCCGCAATCGTCGGTCCTACGGTTAAAGGACCTGCACTTGTTCCTACTACGGTATCATCATATGCAGAATTTGAACAAGTATTTGGTTCATTTACTGATGATTCATATGTACCATATGTAGTTCAGGAGTATTTACGTAACGCACCTAACATGACAGTAACACGTTTATTGTATGAAGATGGGTACGATTTAGATAATGGAGCATTGGCAATTATCGCAACATCTGGATCTGTTGAAGTAGTAACCCACTTACTTCATCCGGTTGAAGCAGTAAATGATGCGTCAAATTTATTTGTTGATTCCACGATCGTTAATGGTGTGTCTGGATCATTTGCAATTAAAATTTCAGGATCATATGATTCTAATTTAAATACAAGTGTACCAGGATTTAGTGGAGCATTTAATTTATATACCACAGAAGGAGCTGCAATATCAGCCTCACTTAGTTCTACATCTAATGATTATGTAACCAAAGTGTTTGGTAGATCGCCAAAATCTACAAATTATCCTGTGTATGTTCAATATGAAAACACAGGGGCAACTAGTTTATTTAACAACCTAGGCGATGTAACTACCAAATTAGCTGTTATATCTAATTATGCATTTTTACAAGATTATAACACAGCATCGACACCATTTATTACATCACAGAAAATCGGATCAACTGCAGTAAATCTTTTTAAACTTCATACTATATCACATGGTACCACAGTTAACTTTGAAACAAAAATTGGAGTACGTGATATAAGATTGGCATCAGAAGTATCTGATCCGAATGGGTATGGAACATTTACTATTGATGTACGTCGAGTAAATACATCCAATGTACCACCACAAATCAGATCAGTATATAATTCAAATGATACTGATTTATCACCAGAAATTGTTGAAACATTTAGAAATGTAAATTTAGATCCAGACTCGCCTAGATATATTTCCAGAGTAATTGGGGATCGTTATAGTGTAGTTGATGTTAACGGTAATTTAGTTATCAATGGAGATTATGAAAACAATTCAAAATATATTCGAGTAGAAGTAACTAATTCAGTAACCAATAAAATTATTGATAAAACATTAGTTCCATTTGGGTCTCGTGCGTTAACATCTCCAATTCCAAATGCATCTGGATCAGTTAATGTAGAAGCAGTAGTATACAGAACATCTCAAACTGTTGGCGGATCGTTTAATAGCAATTATTATCATGGATTTGACTTCGATGATTCGGCAAATTTAACTTATCTTGCTCCATTGCCATCATCTGGATCTACTACTGGTAGTAATTCAGATTTTTATTTAGGTGATGTATCTCAACAATCTGCTGCAGGATTTCCAAGCACGACTAGTCCATATAGCGGATCATTAACAGCTGCATTAACTGCTGGTACATTTACAAGCAATGTTTCTTTGGATACAAGAAAGTTCATAGTTCCAATTCAAGGTGGATTTGATGGCGCCCGTCCTAACTTGCCTAAATTTGGTGGCACCAATATCGCAGCATCAAACACGTTTGGATTTGATTGTAGTTCAACAACATCAACTGGTACGGTTGCATATAATAAAGCATTTGCCTTATTAAGCAATACTGATTATTATGATATGAACATGTTGTTAACACCAGGTATTATTCATTCATTGCATCCAGTTATAACAGCAGCTGCTCGTCAGTTAGTAGAAAATCGCCAAGACACATTTTATATCATGGATTCAAATGCATTAACTGATTCTGCAGCGACTGCTATCACAACTGTTAATGGGTTGGATTCTAGTTATACGTCGACATATTTCCCGTGGATTAAAATCAATGATCCTAGAAACAATAAACCAACTTGGGTACCACCATCAGTATTAATGCCAGGTGTTATTGCATTCAATGACAGCGTGTCAGCTCCATGGTATGCCCCTGCAGGTTTGAATAGAGGTGGTTTAACGGCGGCTACTGATACATATATAACATTATCGCCAAAACAAAAAGGCGACTTGTATGAAGCTAGAATTAACCCAATCGCAAACTTTCCTAATTTAGGTATTGCTGTTTGGGGTCAAAAAACACTTCAAAGTAGACCTAGTGCATTAGATCGTGTAAATGTAAGACGACTATTAATTACGGTTAAGAAGTTTATTGCGTCATCCACTCGTTTTTTAGTATTCGAGCAAAACACTAATGCAACCAGAAAAAGATTTGAAGCTATTGTTAATCCATATTTAGAAGGCGTAAAAAATCAGCAAGGATTATTTGCTTTCCGTGTAGTAATGGATTCTACTAATAACACTCCAGATCTTATCGATCAGAATATATTATACGGACAAATTTTCTTGCAACCAACAAGAACGGCTGAATTTATTATCTTAGATTTTAATATTCAACCAACAGGAGCACAATTCCCTGAATAGTATATTTTATTATAAAATAAAAAAAAGAGGTAGGCGTCGGTCTACCTTTTTTACTGTACATAATATTTATATAAAAAAAAGGATATAAATGCCATACGATATTAATGATAAAAATTTAGAAGGCTTTGTTAACGGCGCAAATTCACCTACAGGACAAGGCGTATTTCCATCATCATTACAAGATTTTGGTACAGAAAATGAATTTTATGATGCTGCATATTCATGGGAACCAAAATATACAAATCGTTTTATCATGAGTATCGGAACTGATTTGATACCAGCTTTCTTGATTAAAGCTTCTGCAAAACCATCTGCAGCAAACGGGGAGATTGCATTAGATCACATCAACGTTCAAAGATATGTAAAAGGAAAAACAGTTTGGAATACAATAAGTATTTCTGTGTATGATGCTATTATTCCAAGTGCTGCTCAGAAAGCAATGGAATGGTTTCGTTTGCACCACGAATCCGCAACAGGTAGAGATGGTTATTCTTCAATGTATAAACAAGATGTAACACTTCAGCAATTATCTGGATTGGGTGAAGTGATTGAAGAATGGACATTGAAAGGAACATATTTATTAGATATTAACTTTGGTTCATTAGACTGGGGTACAACTGATGCTGTAATGATTGAAGCAACATTGAAATATGATTGGGCGTTCTTGAATTTCTAAAAATATATAATTATATATTATTAAGATGGGAGTTTCGGCTCCCATTTTTACTGATCTTATATTTATAATAAAGTTATAATATTATAATAAGGAAAATATGTCAAACGTATCAACAAGAGTTTCAAACAACAATTTAATTGAATTAGCCAAACAAAATTACGAAAAAGCCCAAACATCAACGATTCCGGGGGTCATTGTGCATTTACCAAGCGGCGGGAAAGTATACCCAAAAGCAAATCCATGCAGTGAAGGAGTTTTAGAAATGCGCCATATGACTGCATATGATGAAGATATTTTGACTAATGGGTCGTATATTAAAGAAGGTATTGTTTTTGATAAATTAATAACAGCCTTGGTTATTACTCCCGGATTCAATGTCGACACATTGATCGAGCTAGATAAAGAATGGTTAATTATCTCGGCTAGAATAAGCGGATATGGTGCTGAATATCCTGTAACAGTTAAAGCGCCAAACGGCAAATCTATTTCAGAAACAATAAATTTAAACAAATTAAAACCACCTACATTTGAATTAGAATCAGATAACAATGGTGAATTTGATTATGTGATAGATGATACCCATTCAATTAAATACCGATACATAGCATCATCTATTTTAAAACAATTACCAAATGAATCAGCTGTTAGCTATTTCTTAGAACAATCAATTCGGGCTATCAACCAAAATAGGAATCCAGAATTTATACGAAATTTTCTACGAACAACGCTTACTCCGGTACAATCTAGAAAATTTAGAACTTATATACAACAAACGATGCCAATATTAAAATTAACATATGAATTTTCATATGAGACTACGGAAGGCAGTAAGGAGGCCTTCCAGTCTACATTTCCAATTGGATCAGACTTTTTTTGGATTTAAGCCAGCAGATCGCGTTATATTACACGAAAATTTATTTGATTTAATTTGGCACGGCGCCGGCCGGTGGACATTCGCAGATGTATACAATATGCCCATTCCGATGCGACGAATGTGGGTCAAAAAATTAAATGAAAAGTTGCAACCCAATAATTCAAGTAAGTCTACTGATCAGTCTAATATCGCAAAACCTCCTAGGTAAATATTTATAATAAAGATGATTCGGCAAACATGAATATTGACCACGATAAAATATTAAAATTAAAATCTAATCGTATCAAGCTAGGTTCGGGACTTGACGATTTAGGCAACGCACTCGCAGGAGCTAGTAAAAATATATATGATGCAGCTACCGGTATCAACTCACTTCAAGCCGGTATACAAGCAACTATCGGCATCACCGATCGGCTTGCTACTCTATTATATAACGTAGCTAAAAATGCTACTGCGCTCGAACAACGATATTCGGCATTAAATACTACATTTGGTGTATCAAGTAAAAGTGCAGCCCAGTTTGGATATCAATTAGAAACAATATCTGCCGAGTTTAAAGTTGGCATTGAAACTACTATTAAGTACGCCAAAAATTTAAATACTATAGCTGCTGGATTTGTTGGCGGCGATAAAGCAATAACTGGTTATCGTAAAAATTTATTCGAAGCACAGAAAATAATGGTTACCCAATTAGGGGTAACAGAAGTAGCAGCTGCCGGCTATGAGTTATATGCATCCACAATTGCTGAATCGGGTAAGGGGCAATTAGATAATCAATTAAATATTGCTGCAGCAATTGAAGACACAACTGGTATGACTGGAACATATCGTGATTTGGTTCAAGATATTGGAAATTTATCAGCAAATCTTCAAATACAGTTCGGCCGAATACCAGGATCATTGGAATTAGCAGTATTAAAATCTAGAGCCTTAGGGTTGTCAATGTCGGATTTAAATAAAACGGGGGAAACATTATTAAACATCGAACAAAGTGTTGGTAATGAATTAGAATACCAAGCATTAACTGGTCGTCGATTAGTTAATGATCAGGGCGAGAGTTTAACTAATTTGTATCGAGAAGCACAATTCCGGGGAAATGCAAATGACATGGCAGACATAATGAATCAAATTCTTGAACAAGAGGGTAAACACCTAGAAACCAATTTTATGGGACGTCAGGCTATGTCTAAACTTCTTGGAATTGATGAAGCCGTATTATCTCGGTCTATCCAAAAGAAAAATGTATTAGACAAAATGCAAGACGAGCTGGGTGAAGACGTTTTTGCTATGACGCCAGAAGAGTTGATTGCTGCATCTGAACGGATGAAGGATAAACTTACAGCTGATGAAAAGGATGCAATTCAAGAACAACGTACAACAGATCAGCTAGTGTTAGCTGAAATGAAATCATTGAATAGTAATATTGTAAAAGCTGTACTAGGGGATCGAGAAGATGTACTAGGGGAGCGAGGAGCTGCGGCAGCTGCAAAATTGGTCGGGGATACAAGATCAGACGTACAAGGTGCAGTGGGTAATATCAAACAGTTTCAAGAAGCAATTTCTGGACCGGGGTTTGCAGGTTTCATTGGCGCTACTCAGCAATTTGGCGTAGCAGTTAAAGAGACTAAGTCCTTATTAACTGATTTTGCAGATGTAATTCCATATATAGGTGATAAAATTGCAAAATTAATTCCAACGTTTATTACGAAACTCGTCGACGAAACAAGCAAATTGGCCGAGATTGGAAAATCTAGAAACAAATTACCCGTCGACGATGGAGGCCCCGCGTCAATTGCCGCAAACGATGCTGTAATTCAATTTAACCCACAAGACAAATTCATGTCAATCGCCGGCGGTAATGCCATGATTGCTGGAACGAATGCCGGCGGTAACCAAGCACTAGCAAACCAGTTAAGTGGCGGCGGCGGTATAACTGACGATCAAATAAATAAACTAGCAAATTCCATTGCCTACGCCATGAAAGGGG